TTGGGAATGATGTACCCCATACTTCTTCAATGGACGCCATTCCCAGTTATTCAAAACACGATAGAAAAATATTACGTTCAGACAAATGAAGCTGTCACAAATTGAAGTTGTTGTTGTTGTACTTCTCATTGCCTACATTGCGTTTTTCAGCCACCCTCCACCTTCCCATATTCGTGATTTCCTGTCGTCTCCGGTAGGCCACGCCGTGTTCCTTTTGGGTATTGTGTACCTGGTAGTATACAAGAGCCTAATTATTGGAATATTTGCGGGTATCGCGTACGTCATGACAGCGGCTAATACGACCGAGTACCTGGATGAGAAGGAACAGAAGCCTAAGGCGGACGCTAAGCTTCCTACATCATCTGGTGTCCCAGCTTCCACTTCGTCTCTAAAAGATATTTTGGGAAAGCTGGAAAAGGGTGATACGCTTGCTCACGGCGCTGTAGCTGGAAAGACGGTGACCGCTCCACCTCCACCTACATCAACACCCAAACCAGCAACTGCTTCTGGCACGACCACCAAAACTTCTACGCCTCTTTAAATAATAGGGATGCTTGATCAAATTAATGCGGTGGCAACGTCGCCGTTCACGATTGGAATTATGATTTTACTCACCAATATTGCCAGTAGGTATATTGTCCACGAGTTCAGTGGTAACGATGAAGAGTATGGGAACAACATCCTTCTTCGTCGTCTTGCTGTTTTCGCTGTATGTTTTGTAGGTACTCGTGATCTAGTTGTTTCAATTATTTTGACAGCTGGATTTGTTGTTCTGGCTGGAGGACTTTTCCGTGGAAAGTCAGAGTATGCGCGCGAAGGAATGCACAACAGTCCTGATCGTACGTTACGCGAAAAAGCTGGTCTAAAGGGATGTGACCAGCCGGCATATGATAAGGAAACACCTCCGATGTTCTAAGAATCCCAATCATTATCGGTGTGATCGTACACTTTGGGTTCAACATACTTCCAACGATTGAGTTCCCACCATTCCCTAAATAGTTTTTCTTCATTGTGTTCTTCTAGAATATCATCGGCTGTTTTCTTTTTCACTGGAGGAGTTTGTTCGGGGCATCGGGTACGTGGACTCCAGCACCATGAAGTATTACTTTGACTTGATCCCATTACAGCTTAATATTTATGGAGTTCTTTCCCGTGGACCCGCCCTTTTTGGGAGTGGTGTTCACGCGCTTAGTGGTTGGCTCAGTGATCGTAACGTTAGCATTGACAGACTTCAGTAAGTCGTCAATATTGACTTGGGGAGCATTCATCTCACGAGCTGGGATCGGGGTAGGTGCCTGGGGAGGTCTGGGCAACTTGATAGGTGACTTTATTGCCGGAGGAGGGCGGACATTCGTTTGCTGCGGGGGAGGAGGCGGGACCATTGAACTCATAAAGCTCTGTAGACCGGCGAATGGGTTTCCAGATGGCTGAGCCTGCTGCGGCGGAGGCGGGGGAGCCTGCTGCTGCTGCTTCATTCCCTGAGACTGTTGCTGCATTGCGGCAGTAGCAAGCTGACGGGCAATATCGGGATTTGTCTTCAAAATATCCTGCATGTTCGGAATCGGAGCCTTCATTGCCATCTGGTTGGTTAAATGAACCATATAAACCATCATACAAGTACGAATGGGAATACGTACGAGCGGGTGCATCTTGAGCTTGTCTCCATACAGATCATACAGCTCTTCAAAATCTTCCTCCATATCCGCCACATTCATCTGAGCAGATTCTGAAAGACCAGAAAGGTTCAGTCCAAACGCCTTGACGAACGCTACGTTTGTTGAACTCCACTCTAGCGCCGACATTCCGGTAATGTACCACTCACAGAACTGCTTGATGGTCTGATCCATGGCCTTTTCGCGACGAATGAATTCCAACTCCATCTTCATTTCGTCTAGCGGCGAGTCCAGAGTAAAGCGCTTACGCATCGGAACACCGAGCTTGGAAAGACGCTCAAACTTGCGCAGAATCTCGTACTTCTCCTTCATGACAAACTCTTCGCTCATCTTGCGAGACGACTGGGAAGGGAAAAAAGCATCAGCATTCATGTTTTCCAGTCCATCAGATGTACGCATCGGTCCAGTTTCGTTCAAAGAAGGAACGAGACGGGGAGCAGGGGCTGGTTCAGAATCTCCACCAAAGCTGGGGAGTTCAACTGTTGCCATATCTGGAAGATCCATGTTTGACTCCGAAACCTTCGTATTTGTTAAAAAATCCGCTCCGAAGATATCGCCCATTTGTGTGAACTTACGACTTTGATATGAAAACTACAACGCACGAGTATGTTCCATCACCCACAACCCTTGTAAAAATGTATCGGCCAAATCGTCTTTTTTAGGATGTTTCAACATATGGGATAACCACGTAGCCGGAACAAGTTGAGTGGCATGGATAATACCTGTCTTCTTTCTATCTTTGTACGTTTTCGTAGGATCTGTGGTCAAAATATTGGTAAGTTTATGGGTAGCTGAAACTCCAGTACACTTATATTTTTGGCACACGAACCACATATGGATCATGGCTTGGACACACAACATTCGTTTATCCGGTTGCTGTTCACACGCTATTAAATCAGCACCTTCCCATAACTTCTTTCTGGACTCCAAAGATGCGGCAATAGGAATACTCAAATCTACAACTGAACACTGCTTGGACGATTTGATACATCGTTTCCACACATTCAAATTGTAGTGGGTGTACAAAATATCCACATACCCTTTTTTAGTTGAAGAAATTATTCCAAACGGTTCACCTTCCTTTTTTAGTTCTTCCATAGTCTTCTTGTTCAAAGACACTTTGGTGGGAGGTTTTGCGCTTTTGGTTTTGTGAAGAGTACAAGCATACACCTTTTTTCCATTCTGCCAATTTGCGGGTTTTTGGCACTTGAAACATTTCGGAGCTTCGTGTCCTGCTCCTTCTGCCATTACATCAATCAGATCCCAGTGCAAAATTTTGACATTGGATCTATTTGTTCCTTCCATCACACAGAAAGCTAAGTTCCGCAATCCTATATCGAATGATACAAGCTTCATTATTTACTTTGGGACGCTACAATGTATATGGCTACTAAAAGAGTCATAGACGCATCAGTTGTGGGATCGTGAGCGCGATCCAAAGGTAAAATATCCCGCAATCTTCGTTTCTTAGTACCTTTGTCATCAACGTACGGCGAAATACAATCAAAACTTCCTTCCAATTTAGCTGTGCCACATAACCTCCGACTCTTGCGATTCCACGGAGCAATGTCATACACATCTACCGGTTCAAGATAATCGTACTCGTGAATGCGGCACATATTTTCCAGAGCGTGTATGTCTGCCCTACCTTTCACAATAATCATGGATTCAGAATACTGTTTCAAGAACTTTTTTATCCATGATGGAGGTTTGTGATGTTCGGCAATATGATGATCGGAATTATAAAGTTTCAAGCTTTCTTTCAACATAGGTTTTTGATCGTCGGGAAGTGCGCCTTCAAACGCACGAGACCATTCAAGCTGGAGTTGTGATTGGTAAACATCTAACTGATCAGCTGTTTTTTGGGATACTGAAGCGTAATGTGACGAAATGAATGAGACATCGTACCCTTTGGGGTTAGTAAAGGTCACAAAAAAGTATCCATCGTATTCCCATGAACCGTCATCGTTTTTCGTCAAAAAGAATCCACCGATCTCGCGGGGAATAAAGAACTCGTCAGTATCAGGAATCGGTATGAATCCTGAAGTTCCAGACACACGCCAAAACTCACAGTCAAAAACTAGGAGTTTTGGATTGCCTTTGGATAATGTATCCAGATGCTGATTATACAGCTTCATTATTCTAACTAACAAACTATATTTACGCTGTCGCCTTCAGGAGCTGAACAAGCACGGTCTTCGCGTCGCGCTTACCGAACGGAATACCCTTTTGCGTCAGAAGATCCTTGAGTTCCGCAGCCGTCTTCTTCTCGTAATCTACTGGCGCCTCTACCGCCACCGCATCAGAAGTAATGGTCGTGACTGGCGGACCTTCAACGATTTCTACCTCGTTAACAGATACACGATCGTCCTCCTTCACAGTTTCAAGCTTCGTGTCTGCCGGGATAAGCGCAGGCATCTCGGAATACTCCTCATGCTCAGGCACAACTTCCGCTTGGGGCTGCGGCTGCGGCGGGCGGATAAAGTGCGTTGAAATTACAACAGCGAGGGACTGGAGGTTCTGGAGCATGCGCGTCTGCTGCCAGTAAACGTACCCTACCATACCTGAAAGAACAAAGATCATGGACGCCAGAACGACGACGGCAACGTATGTGAGCTGCATTTTACTTTTAGGACGAATAAAGCTTCTTCCTTTAAACGTAAATAAATGCCGACTCCGGACGCGTCGCAGTACACTCAGTTTAGAAAGTACAAGGCTATTGACTGGCGCCCTGAGAATGGAGTGAAAGTGTTCACCCATTTATACCAACCTCTTCCGTCAGTTCGTCATCCTATTGATTTCCTGGCTTCATTCACGAATAAAAACGTTAGGACTCTTTTAGTAAGCCTTCCTAACCACCCATCTGGTCCTAATAAAGACCCTCGCGTTCCTGCTGGTCGCCCAGTTGTCGGAGGACAGCACTAAAATTAGAACTCTTCGTCTGTACGAAACACCATATCCTCCTTCTTCATTCCTACGCCAGGCTTGGAATACTCCGAAACCTTCTTCTCAAAGAAATTTGTCTTACCTTCCAACGAAATCAACTCCATGAAATCAAACGGGTTCGTGGACTTATAGATTTTCGCAATCCCAAGCTGTAGCCCCAAACGATCAGCTACAAATTCAATGTACTGTGACATATCCCGAGCGTTCATTCCAATTAGGGAACAAGGCAGAGCTTCCGTAATAAACTCCTTTTCAATTACGACAGCTTCACGAATAATCTGCTCAATTTGGTCTTTGGAGATCTTGTTTTCCAGCTTGTGATACAGCGTCACTGCAAATTCGGTATGTAGCCCTTCGTCCCGCGAAATTAGTTCGTTTGAGAATGTCAGTCCCGGCATCAAACCGCGCTTCTTTAGCCAGTAAATCGCACAGAATGAACCACTGAAGAAGATTCCTTCTACGCACGCAAACCCTACTAAGCGTGTAGCATACGAATCTCCTGAATCAATCCACTTCAAAGCCCAGTCCGCTTTCTTGCGAATACAAGGAATCGTGTCAATTGCCCGGAAATACTTATTTTGCTCTTCCGGATCTTTCACATACTGATCAATTAGGAGCGAATACGTTTCGGAATGTACACCTTCCATCGCGTTTTGGAACGCATAAAACAGCCGAGCTACCGGTGACTGAATATCGCGTTGAAACCTAGTTGCCAAATTTTCTTGGACGATACCGTCTGAACCCGCAAAGAATGCCAGGACTTGTTTGATAAAGAACTGCTCGTTCTCGGACAACTTTTCCCAATCTTCCTTATCTTTATTGAAATCAATCTCCTCTACTGTCCAGAAAGAAGCTACCGCTTTCTTGTACAGCTTGTACAGATCAGTTTCTTTGGGAGAAATAGGGAACAAAGTGTACTTGTCACCTAGAGTGCTAGAGGAGGAAAATAGAGGCTCCATATTCTTATGGCTCGGAAAGTAGTTAAACTGTTTGTCCATCTGTATAAACAAATGGCGACGGGTGGAAATGATCCGTTTTTAGGATCAAATACTCGCAACCTTCTTCAACATGTACTTTCTCCAAAAATCGTTTCAGATGGCTGTAACGGTTACGTTGTAAAGCTTGATATGATAAATATTGATAATATTTATGCTTCAGGAAAAATTTACGGAGTAGGAGGAAGTATTGGAGGGGGAGTTACTGGTCCTACAGGATCATCTGGAGGTCTAATAGGTCCCACGGGTCCCGGAGCTACTGTCGTGTCTGAAAACTTTATGGTAGCTGGTGTATTTGGACCAAACCCTGTAGCATACACTTATGATGCCAAAACCTGGAATGCGTCTGTGAATGGTAATTCGGTATTTGGTACCGGAACGGTATATGCACTCGCTTGGAACGGATCGGTGTGGGTAGCTGGTGGCAGTGATGGAGTAAACAGTAAATTAGCCTACAGTTCTGATGGAATAAATTGGACTTCTTCTGCTTCAGGAAATTCGGTGTTTGGTACTGGAAATGTAGTTGCAGTTGCTTTGAACGGATCTTCGTGGGTAGCTGGTGCTAATAATAGTGGTGTATCGGCAAACAGGTTAGCATACAGTTCTGACGGAATCAACTGGTTCGCTTCTACATCAGGAAATTCGGTATTTTCTACAGCTGTATACGAAGTTGCATGGAATGGTTCGTTGTGGGTAGCTGGTGGTTCTGGAACAAATACTTTGGCATGGAGTTCCAATGGAATAACCTGGAATGGATCTACGAACGGAAATTCAATAATTAGTTCAAATGTAAATGCAGTTGCATGGAATGGGTATTTGTGGGTAGCTGGTGGTCAAGGAACAAATACTTTGGCGTGGAGTTCTGACGGTAAAAACTGGAATGCGTCTGTGAATGGTAATACAGTATTTAATAGTACAAGTGTATCTACCGTTGCTTGGAACGGTTCATTGTGGGTAGCTGGTGGTGGTGATTCTGGAACGAATCCCAGATTAGCGTGGAGTTCCGATGGAAAAACATGGAATGCGTCTGTCAATGGTAATTCGGTATTTGCTAATACGAATGTAAGTGCAGTTGCCTGGAACGGATCGTTGTGGGTAGCTGGTGGGGATGGTACAGGTGGACCATCTGTAACTAAGTTAGCAACAAGTTCAGACGGTAAAACTTGGACTGCATCTACGAACACAAATTTTACATTTTCTACGTCGGTAAATTCACTTGCTTCTCGTCGTGTTTTGCCTTGGGTTGGAACAAGTCCGTTTGGAGGTGGAGTAACTGGACCTGGATTAACTGGACCTACGGGGCCATTTGGAGGTCCAATAGGACCAACAGGATTAGGAGGTGCTACAGGTTATACAGGAGCTACAGGACCGCAAGGCTCTAGAGGTCCAACGGGATTAAATGGAGTCACTGGACCTACAGGTCCATCCGGAGGACCATTAGGTCCAACAGGACCTGGATTAACAGGTCCAACAGGAGCTGGATTTGTGTATTCTGGACCTACTGGAGCCATAATTTTTAATGCAGGTGGAATTACTGGGATTACTGGAAGTGTAAATTTGACATACAATTCAACTTTGAACCAAATAGGATTTAATGCTCCAATTAGTAGCCCCATAACTGTTATGCCTACAATTACATCAGGGGGGTATGCATTCAGTGGAAATACTAGTACATATAGTTACTATGGATTTAATGGAGGAACTTCAACATTCACATTACCTTCAACAACATCGGGAGTACTGTATTTTGCAATAGGTGGAGGTGGAGGCGGCGGTGGAACTTATACAGGTGGCGGTGGTGGTGCAGGTGGATTATTGACGAATGACCCGGGACTTACAGGGACAATATTATCTACTCAATACAGTCCTGGAAGTATAACGCTGTCATCTGGAACAACATATACGATAAGTGTTGGTAGCGGTGGAACTGGTGGACCAGCTGGAGTGGGTATTACTGGTGGAGCGGCTGGATCAAATGGAGGAAATACAACATTATCAGGTGGAAGCATTTCAGGTATAACTGGATTTGGTGGTGGTGGCGGTGGAACAAATGGATCTAATGCTTCGCTTGTAGGTGGATGTGGTGGTGGTGCTGGATTTAATTTTAATCCTGGAGCATCATTACAAGGTTATACTGGCGCTTACGGTGGTAATACCCCTAACCCATCAGCGAACGGCGGTGGTGGTGGTGGTATTGGTGGAAACGCTCCAAATGCAAGAAATAATGTAAGTGTTGGTGGGGCAGGTGGTATTGGATTAACGTATTTAGGGTTGGTTGTAGGTGGTGGTGGTGGTGCTGGTGGTAATAATGGACCCGGAGCAGGAAGCTATGGAGGAGGTAATGGCGGGACTGGTGGGACTCAAGGATATAACGGTGTTACTGGAACAGGAGGAGGTGGTGGAGGTAATTCAGCATCAAGCACTCAAGGTGCAGGTGGTAATGGTGGATCGGGGTTGTTTATTCTATTATTACCTAATTCCTACTCTGCACCAACAACTACCAATATTGCCAATATTGGTTTGACTGGAACATCAAATTCTTTAATTTTAAATGCTTCAAATGGACTGACCGTTAGAGGGATTACGGGATTTATTGGATCTACAGGTTCATCTGTGTTAACCTACAATTCTATTTCAGGCGCAGTGTCATACAGTAATTATAATAGAGGAACTGTTGTTGCGAGTGGAACATCTAGTGTGGCTGTAACGAATAGTACAGTTACGGCAAACTCTGTTGTTATCTTGACATTAAAGACACTAGTAGGAACTGTTGGACCTGCGTATGTATCTTCTGTAACTGCAGGTACCGGATTCTCAATACAAAGTCAGAGCGGTGATACGTCCACATACAATTATTTGATTATAAACTAATGGAGATTGATATCTCATTTGTAGCAGCAACCATTTCTTTAACACTAATATTCATCTTTGGATGGTACTCATACAAAGCTGAACCTACAATTGTAATTCCCGACATTTCCCGATTTCCCTTCAATGAATCAACTGGAAAAGAGAGGAGTTTCGTGAACAAAACGAGTGATACTTCGTTGTGGATTGAATCAACAAGACGCAAAGTCATTGGCAAAACTTATCGTCCTACATGGGAATGTGGAATTCAAAAAACTATAAAGGAAACTAAACATACAACTGGATCTACGTCTGGAGCATTGGAAGCTTACATCTTATCAAACTTTGGTCGCATTTGTCCTCCTGTATGCAGTGAAATCATTTACGATGATAACGATGATGGACCTATATTTGATGGTTCTGGAACAGATATTTTGGACGGAAATGTATAATGTCAACATCGTGTACACGATCTGTACGATTTGAACTAAAACGTAATAGCGCAGCAGGATGGACATCATCTAATCCGATTTTATTGGCGGGTGAACCAGGTACTGAACTTGATACTGGTCAAATGAAAATTGGTAACGGCACAACACCATGGAATTTGTTGCCGTATGTTGGAAACGGTCAAGGGGGTAGTGGAGTAACAGGACCTACTGGACCAGGATACACTGGCCCTAAAGGACCTACAGGTTACACTGGACCTACAGGTCCCGGATTAACCGGACCTACAGGACCATCTGGAGGCCCGGTAGGACCTACAGGACCAGGATTGACAGGACCTACAGGACCATCTGGAGGCCCGGTAGGACCTACAGGACCAGGATTGACAGGACCTACAGGTTACACAGGTTACACAGGCTACACTGGCTACACTGG